CTGTAAACCCATTGGGTTCCGTTAAACAGAAACCCATTGGAACATCAACATCTCTAAAAATTTTGAAACCCTCCCACGTGGCTCTGTGATACATTTCACCAATGGACGCCCATCCCCCATCACCCCAACTCGAACTACCTGGGTGGCTCGCCCCCGCCGATCCAGCGCCCGCGTACCTCGATGTTGTGAAGACCCAACTCGCACACAAGCACGCACACAAGCACCTCGAGGAGCAGATGTTCGAGACGCTGATGGACGAGGCCATGGAGGTCACATCCTCGGGCAAGTCGCTGGTGATGACGTTCGCACAAGACCCGCGCCTGCCCAGCCTGGGCCGGTTCCTGGCATGGGTGATGCGCGATGAGGCTCGCAAGGCTCGGTACTACGAGGCGCAGCAGTACGGCGCCGAGGTCGTGACCCAGGAGGTCATCGCCATCGCAGACGCCAATGACTCGATGGAGGACGTGAACCGCTCCACCCTGCGCATCAACACGCGCAAGTGGACCGTGGGGGTTTGGAACCGGGCGCGCTTTGGGGACATCAAGCAGATTGACCAGACTGTGCACATCGACCTCTCGGACGCGATGAGCATGGCCCAGGAGCGGATCGACCGGGCGCGCGCCGTGGACGCCACATCGCGGCTGATCGATGGCCGGTAGACCTGCCACCAGCACCGGGCCCGGGGACAAGGAGCAGGGCCTCATCACCCGACTGCTTGAGTTCAAGTACGACCCCGAGGGGTTCGCTCGGTATGCGTTCCCGTGGGGCGTGGCCGGGACACCACTGGCCAAACTCGAAGGCCCGCGGCAGTGGCAGGTGGACGAGTTCCGCCATATCGGGGACCACATGCTGCTTGACGTGGAGAAGCAGCGCATCGGGCTGCCGCCCAGTCCGCTCTATCGGGGCGTGTCCTCGGGCCGGGGGATCGGGAAGTCGGCGATGCTCTCGATGCTTGATGTGTGGGTTGCGTCCTGCTGGATCGGATCCACGACGATCGTGACCGCGAACACCGAGACGCAGCTACGCTCGCGCACCATGGCCGAGTTGGGCAAGTGGCACACCATGGCCATCAACCGGCACTGGTTCGAGAAGTCCTCCATGTCCATGAGGCCGGCCAAGTGGTTCGCTGAGTTGGTCGAGAACCAACTGAAGATGGACACGCAGTACTACTATGTCGAGGCGCAGTCATGGTCCAGCGAGAACCCGGACGCCTTCGCCGGTGCCCACTCGCAGATCGGCATGATGGTGCAGTTCGACGAGGCCAGCGGCATCCCTGACCCCATCTGGCAGGTGACCGAGGGGTTCTTCACCGACTTGGCCCCGCTGCGCCTGTGGCTGGCCATCAGCAACCCACGGCGCAACACCGGCAGGTTCTTCGAGTGCTTCCACAAGGATGCCGCGTTCTGGGACACCCAGTACGTCGATGCGCGCAAGGTCGAGGGGGTGGACATCGGAGTCTACAACCGCATCGCAGAGAAGTACGGTGAGGACCACGACGTCACCCGCATCGAGGTCAAGGGACAGTTTCCCCGCACCGGGTCGAACCAGTTCATCGGGCGCGAGGTGGCCCGGGACGCAGCCATTCGGGAACTTGTACCCGATGACGGAGCCCCACTGCTCATGGGGATCGATGTGGCGCGGTTCGGGGACGATGAGTCGGTGTTCCGGTTCCGCCGTGGCCGGGACGCCCGCTCCATCGCCCCCGTGCGCAACCGGGGCATGGACACCATGCAGCTTGCCGCATCGGCTGCCACGATCATCGACAAGATCAACCCGGATGCCGTGTTCATCGACGGTGGTGGCGTAGGCGGTGGCGTGGTCGACCGGCTCAAGCAGATGGGCTACCGTGTCATCGAGGTGCAAAGCGGCGAGCGCGCCCGGGACGATGAGAAGTACCTGAACCGGCGCGCCGAGATGTGGGGCGGGATGCGCGACTGGCTGCCCTACGGGTGCATCGATAACGATGACATGCTGATCGACGACCTGACCGGCCCCGAGTACGGACTGCACCTGAAGGGGCAGATCAAACTTGAGAGCAAGGACTCGATGAAGAAACGCGGCCTGGCCAGCCCCGATGATGGTGACTCCCTGGCCCTGACCTTCGCAGAACCCGTGGCGCGGGTCGATGCGACATCGCTGCGCCGGCGCAATGGTTCAATGGGTCGGTTCGCTGAGACTGAGTACGACCTATACGCTACGACATGATCATGGTATATTCGCCGCATTTGAGGGAGTAATCCGATGAGTGGACTGTTCAGCTCCAATCCCAGCGCCCCTGCACCTCCTCCCGTGACCCCGACCGTGGCCACGCCCGCTGTCCAGGCTGCCGGGGACGCCCAGCGCATACGCGCCCGATCTGCCAGTGGCCGCGCCGCCACGATGCTCACCAGCACGGACGAGCAGTCCAGAACCCCGATGACCGCGACCAAAAAACTTCTAGGAGCATGACATGGTCCTTGTAACCGCATCAGGAGCCCTTGTGACCCATGATAAACCCATCTGAAATCTGTACTGAGTTTGCCGCGCTCAAGTCCACTCGTGGTGTCTGGGAATACCACTGGGAGGAGATCGCTGAACGAGTGCTCCCACGGCAGATCGGGTTCAACGGTCAACGCACTGATGGTGAGAAGAAAACCCAGAAGATTTTCGACTCCCGGCCTCAGATCGCCCTGGAGCGGTTCGGCTCGGTCATGGACTCGCTGCTCACGCCTCGACAATCGATGTGGCACAACCTTCGCACGACTGATGAGAGCCTGAACCGTGACTTCACCGTGAAGTCGTGGTTCTACCAGGTCAACAAGATTCTGTTCGCCGCCCGGTACTCCCCGAAGGCCAACTTCGCAGGCCAGAACTCGGAGCGATGGGTGTCCATGGGTGCGTTCGGCACCGGTGCGCTGTTTACCGACTATCAGCCTGGGTCAGGCATGCGGTACCGCTGCGTGAACCTGCGTGACCTGTTCATGCGCCTGAACCATCAGGGTATCGTGGACACGGTGTATCGGATGCTCAAGTTGACAGCGCGACAAGCGGCCCAGAAGTGGGGAGTGGCGGCTCTACCGGATCGGGTGGCCAAAGCCCTTGAGAACGTGAACCGTCAGGACGAGACATTCGAGTTCGTCCACTGTGTCAAGCCCCGCGAGGACTATGACGAGGGGCGCGCTGACGCCCGGGGCAAGCCGTGGGTGTCCGCATACGTCGCAGTCGCTGACAAGCACCTGATGGTCCCCGAGGGGGGGTACACCAGCTTCCCATACTCCGTGGCACGCTACACCACGGCACCCGATGAGGTGTACGGGCGCTCGCCGGCCATGACCGCGCTGCCCGACATCAAGATGCTCAACGAGATGAGCAAAACCGACATGCGCGCTGTCCATAAACTCGTGGACCCACCGATCTTGCTTCACGATGACGGCATCCTGGGCAACGGGGCCATGACCGTGAACATGCGCCCGGGTGGTTTGAACGTGGGTGGTGTGGATCGCAACGGCACCGCACTCATCCAACCGTTCAACACGGGCGCCCGCGTCGACATCAACGAGAAGAAGATGGACCAGCGCCGCGCCTCCATCGATGATGCGTTCCTCGTGACCCTGTTTCAGATTCTGGTTGAGAACCCCAGGATGACGGCCACCGAGGCGTTGATCCGGTCCCAGGAGAAGGGGATGCTTTTGACACCGACGATCGGGCGACAGACATCCGAGGCTCTGGGTCCACAGATCGAGCGGGAGATTGACCTACTCATGTTCCATCGGGTGTTGCCACCAATGCCTGATATTCTGATTGAGGCCGGGGGCGAGTTCGAGATCACCTACGACTCCCCGATGTCCCGGATGCAGCGCGCCGAGGAACTCGTGGGTGTGCAGCGCAGCATGGAACTGCTGACCCCGTTTGCCCAACTCGACCCGAGTGTGCTGGACATCATCAACAAGGACGAGTTGGCCCGCCTGACTCTTGAGGTGTCCGGTGTCCCGTCGCCGGTGATCAACAGCGAGGAGGCAGTCAAGGCGATCCGCGCCCAGCGCGCCCAGAGCGAGCAGCAGGCTGCCATGGTGCAGGCTGCCCAACCAATCGCTGGCGCGCTCAAGGATGCCGCCCAGGCCAACCAACTGCTCCAAGGCGCATGACTCTGAACCCCATGACGATGATCCGCCGCCGCGCATACCGGGCGGTGTTCAACGGTGTCGAAGGCCGTAAGGTGCTGGCCGACCTTCGACGCTTCTGCAGGGCGTCACAGCCCACCGCAGATGTCAACAACGTCCACACCACCTACCTGCTCGAAGGGCGAAGGGAGGTGTGGTGCCGTTTGATGGCTCACCTGAACCTGACCGAGCAGGACATTTCCACTTTGATCGAGGAGTATCCAATTGACTGAAGCCACTGCCGCCTTGATTGGCGATAACGGTGCAGGCGCGAGTGTCGTTGCACCCACCCCGGGAGCCGCCTGGAACGATGGGTTCGACTCCGACACCAGCGCCTATGTTGCCAACAAGGGATGGCAGAGTGGGTCCGATATGCTGTCGAGCTACCGGAACCTCGAAAAGTTCGCCGGTGGCTCCAAGAGCCTCGTTGAGATACCAGGTGACGGCGCCGATGACGCGGCGCGCAACTCGTTCTACTCGCGCCTGGGTCGGCCAGAGGCTGCTGACAAGTACGACATCAAGATGCCCGAGGGCGCCAGCCCCGAGATGACCGACTGGTTCAAGGGTGCGGCATTCAAGCATGGGTTGTCCCAGAAGCAGGCTGAATCCCTGTATTCCGAATTCAACAGCATGACGGGAACGATGGGTGAGCAGATGGCAGCCCAAGGGGCCAAGAACTCGGAGGCGGACCTCAAGGCACTCAGGGGTGAGTGGGGCCAAGCCTACGATCAGATGGTCGGATCCGGCCGGCGTGCGGTCGCCGCTCTCGGGTACGATGAGGCGTCGCTGTCGACACTGGAGGCCAAGATGGGCACCTCTGAGATGCTCAAGATGTTCGCCAAGGTGGGCTCCAAGATGGGCGAGGACGAATTCGTCGGGGATCGGGGCGGTGCGGGCGGCGGGTTCGGGCTCACGCCGGCTGACGCCAAGCAGCAAATGGAATCCCTGAAGCTCGACAAGGATTTCATGGGTCAGTACCTCAAGGGGTCACCCGAGGCCGTCAGCAAGATGCGCCGACTGATGGAGGCCACGTATGCAGGAGTCTGAGGTCCGACTACGCCTCGTGGAGTGCGTGATCAGTCAAGCCACCAGGGTCGGATTGTTTGACCCGGTGGGTCTGATCGAATCTTGCACCAAGCTGGAAAACTATGTGCTAGACTCGAAACCGGTGGGGGACTTACCGACCCCTGCCAGCAGGAAGACACTGCACCGGCCTGAAAAGACAACCGGTTGAACGTCCAACTGATAGCGTAGACCCCACTCATGGTGGATAAGTCGAACCAAGATTTCGGTCCCTTGTTTCAACTTATTCGGAGTAACCATCATGAGTTTTGAAGTTACCACCGCCTTTGTGCAGCAGTACACCACGAATGTGAGTCTGTTGCTTCAGCAGCGCGGTTCCAAGTTGCGCGAATGCGTGACAGTCGGTTCGTATGCCGGCAAAGCAGCCAAGGCTGTCGAGCAAATCGGTTCTGTCACGGCTCAGGCCAAGACCAGCCGCCACGCCGACACCCCGCTGATCTCCACGCCTCACAACGCTCGTTGGGTTCACCCCACCGACTACGAGTGGGCTGACATGATCGACGATCAGGACAAGTTGCGTATGCTGATCGACCCCACGAGCCCTTATGCCATGAACGGTGCCTATGCACTCGGTCGGGCCATGGACTCCCTGATCATCACCGCTGCCCTGGGCACGTCTTTGACTGGTGAGAACGGCTCGACGAGCACTGCGTTCGACACTACCAACCAGACGATCGTCGTCAGTGCCACAGGTCTGACCGTTGAAAAGCTGCGCACCGCCAAGATGAAACTCGTGGCTGCCGAGATCGATGTCGACATGGACCCACTGTACATCGCTGTCACGGCGACTCAGTTGGACAACCTGCTCGGCACCACCCAGGTCACGAGTGCCGACTTCAATACCGTCAAGGCGTTGGTCAACGGCAGTGTGGACACGTTCATGGGCTTCAAGTTCATTCACACCGAACTGCTGGGTCTGGATAGTTCGAGTAACCGCCGCTGCATCGCATGGGCCAAGTCCGGTATTCATCTCGGCATGTGGAACGACATCAACACCAAGGTGACCGAACGGGCTGACAAGTCCTACGCCACCCAGGTGTACGTCAAAGGGACTTTCGGCGCCACGCGTACGGAAGAAAAGAAAGTCGTTGAAATCATCTGTGACGAGTAAGGAGCACCATCATGACAACAACCTATGCAACTGACGTTGCTGGACTCGGTACCACCCCGCCTACGAAGGTCAGTGGTGCTGTGCAAGGCGGGCGCATGCGCCGGTTTCGCGCAGTCTTCACGATGGCGGCGCAAGCTGCTGCTGATGACATCGTGCTGGCGTTGATCCCCGCTGGCTACACCTTCGCATTCGGTGTGATCACTGCCACGGCCACCATGGGTGCCTCGGCAACGGTCGCCATCGGCGTCGCTGGCAACACCGGCAAGTACCGGACCGCTGCGGTGTATACAGCCGTCGAGACCCCTACCC